GTTTGATACTGGGAGTTCTTCAGTCATTCTTCATCCTCCTCATCATCACCCTCCCAATCAATCTCAACGGTTTCAAACTGTTCTACATTAGTGTAAGGCATAGGATTTGCAGGTCCTCCCATCTCATAATGGATTTTATCAAACAATTCATTAAGCACTAAACTCTCAAATCCTTCTTGGTCTGGATAATCCTCCCAGTCCTCAAACATTTCAGTTGTGGGAGAAACTGTGAGAGTTCGGGTGTAAGTTACTGTGATTGCTTTGAGTGGAATACGCATTTGTTTGGTTGCTTATGAAGTCATTATAAGGCAAAAAGGAGTCTTGTGGAGACCCCCTGTGCCAGTTGTCAAAGTGTCCTATTTCAGTTCCTCTTCAATCCTTTCAATCTCAAAGATTTCATTTAGAAACTCCAGACCATACTTACCCACAACCCAAGCATCTTTATCCTCAAAGAACCGATCACCAATAGTCCACATATCATAATACTCTTTACCTTTATTGAAGAAGGCAATCACATAACAATATTCTTTTTGAGAACCATTATCACGATGCCACTTGACGAGTTCATATTTATTGTTGAGTTCGCACCAACGGAACTCTATGTTACGAAACCTCATTCTTCTTCCTCCACAGGGAACATAGCATCAAACTCTTCATCGGTGAGAGTAAGATACTCTACATTAGCATCCCGATGTTCTTCAGCATACATCAGTTGATAGTGAGCAAAATCACTCAAACGAGTACTGCTGTATTCTACAAGACCATCAACAAGGCATAGGTAATTCATTTGGTTTCCTCCAACTCATCAAGTTTCTCATTCACAAAATCAGTAATATCAATCTTATTCACATCAATACCAGCATCATCACAGTCAAGAATAAACTCCATAAATGAACCAAGAATCAGACAAGCACGTTTCTTATCGTGCTCTACAATCGTAGTATGGGGAGAAGCAACATACTTGACGATGTGCTCATAGAGTTCGTCGTAGGTCATGGTATTGACTCAGTGGTAGTTACAGGTGGTGGCGGTGGTGGTAGTGTAGCAGATTGTGGTGCTGGTTGAACCACTGGTGCAGGAAGTTTTAATTCTGTTGGAGCAACTTGTGGTTGTTGTGCTTCTTCAAGTTTATTCTCCAACTCAACAATCTTTTTCTCAAATACTGATGTGTCTTGTGGTGTGCTATCTTGTGATAGTTTCCAACCAGCAGCACCAGCAGCAAAGATACTTGCGAGAGCAGCAAACACAGAAACAGTCTTGGAAAAACTCATTGATAATCTTCCTCTTCAAATGTAAAGTATTCATAGATCGAAGACATTACAGCATCTTCGATGTGTTCAATAATAGCACCTTCGGTAGGATTTTCTACATGTTTGTGTGCTCGTGAATAACCACGACGCACACCTTCTTCGATTGCTTGCTCCAAGATAACACGGATTTTAGGTTTCATAATCAGAATGATGGAACTACATCATTTTTAAATTTAACTTCAGTCTTATCCATTTCTTCCCAGACAGAGTAGAGTTTATTGTATAGTGCAGGTACACTACCATATTCTCTTGCAATCTGCAACTCTTCTCTCAAATCAATGCATTGAAGGACAGAGAGGAGAATACCAATCTCATGGACATTAAGGCGAATAAAATCTTCAGTCATCATTCTACGTTGCAATCAGGGTGAAATTGTGAAGGGGAAAGAGTTTTACAATAACGTTCTTTGGGCGTCGGTTGATTGTATGCTTCAAAGAGAGCATTATCCCTCTGAATGAGAAATAGATTATAACCGATCAAACCAAGAGCGATGAGAACAAAGTAACGCTTTTTCATAGTTGACTCAGGCAGCAACCTTGAAGTATAGACCAGCACGTTGACTCATATCAATCAGTGCTGCTTGAATTTCCTCTAACTCTTCCGAATCAACATCAGAACCATCAAAGTCTACAACATCAAACTCATCGAAGTTTACAGTACCATTCTGATAGATTGGAGAGTAGAACAACTCACCTTCAGTGCAAATGGTATAAACACAACCGTGATTCTCAACGGTCAGAAAAACACCACTGAATTGAACGTTAGACATAATAAAAACCGTTTTGTTTGGATTGGGAAGAGAGATCATCAGCAAGCACCCGACATAGGATTCACATTGCGAACTTCAGTGTTGAAACCAGTTACTTCCCAACCCATACCAATGCGCTCATCCATTTCACGCTCAAAGTCACGCTTGGTGATGCACTTGTAAGACATGGTATCAACACCACGAAACTTGAGCACCTTAAACATGAACTGAGTGCTATCCTTTACAGGGAAGTAATCAACAACCATGGAGGGTTGACCGTCGATCTTGGAGAAGGTAGACAGTTGCATGGGGGGCGTCTCTCGATTACCTTGTAATTATAGGGCATCCAGGACCAGTTTCTGCTTCCAGTGTGCCTCTTCTTGAACTGGCACAAGGTAAATTTCTGGTTGGTCATTCCAGTGTCTAATCACACCAGCAACAATAAAACAATTTGTAATCAGATACGTTGCAAAGATTACAGTGCGAATTACTGCGATGCTATCAGATTCTTTATCACATTTGCTTGCCTTCTCACCTAATGCTTTTGCCCACCATCGCCAAACAGTCTTTTTATGTTTCATTTAACGTTAATTTGTATGTCTTTACATCCTTCGCTTTCTATGTATTTTTCCCAGAACATTGCGTCTTCAATATTATAGAAGACTGCTGTTTGTTTGCTATAACCTTTTTTCTTTCTTTTGTAGTAGGTCAGTTCAAATTTCATCTAACTTCTTTTTGTTACGTTCTGAATTACAATGAATTTGTCTTTGGGTAGAGTTCCACCAATGCACACTTTCAATTCATCATCACGACCCCATGCACCACTCTCCACAAGTTCTTGAAGAGCAATAGACAGTTGACCTAACATATCAGCACTATGGTTTTTCATTTTTCAGATTCTTTAAAAAGTTTAATTTGATTAAAATCGTGACGATAAACCACAAGGTTTACATCATGAGATCTGTGCTCTCCCCGACTTACGCAAATGCAGATAGAATGATCGCAAACAAAAGAAATAACACCCATATGTTGTTTGTAGATGACTTTCGTACCTTCTGCGTAAATCATATCATGTAAATGCGGACTCTAGGGGAGTTTGTTTAATCTGCATTGCAGTGTATGGTCTGGTGCATTCAATGGGAACTTCTTTACCTACAGTTGAACTGTTGATTGGTGCAAAATACGTCTGTTTTTTACTATTGTAAAATCCCCAGATGCATTTTACAGGTTCACCATTGTTATAGTCATAGACTCTTGAATCATGTATCCAAATCCTGATAACATTTCGCTTAAACTCTTCAAAAGAATAAGAATATCCTTTTGGTGCCTTATGAGGAAACTCTCTCAGATGCATGATGAATCAGGTAGTGAAAGTATCAACGATGCAGGACTCTTCATCATTTGCAAGAGCAAACTTTTGAGCATTAACTACACGTTCCATGATGTTGGAATCATATTCAGAGTTGTACTCATCACGCCAATCCAACAGAAGATCATGGACTTCATTATCATTCTCCCCAATGACGCTAATCACGCCACCATACTCAGAAGAAGGGAATGGAACCCAGTAATCAATCAAATAAAAATACTTCATTAAAGTAGGAAACCTCCTCGTTTACTTTTTGATGTTAGTATGAAATGGGTGAAAAGTCAATTTTTAGAGACCAGAGAAAGTTGACGTTTTAATTCAACTTCCATAGAAATTAAATGTGAGTAAAAGAACTGCTGATACTCATTACCTTCCAACAACTTGGTTAGGTTACCAACCTGATCAAGTGCAAGAATGAATTTTATTCTTTGTTCCATCAAGTAAACTCAGCGAGGTAATAATCCAAGGGAAGTTCCAATTCAGCAGCACGACGCTCACATTCTTCAAGGAAAGCATCGACTTCATCATCTTGCAAATGAAGATGACCACTATTCAGAAGACCGAACTTCTTACCGTTAATTTCAAAGTCAAACATAATACTTGAGGAGAGATTGAAGGTCGGAAATGGTGCTTTTAATTGATGCGGACAGATAACCATAAGCATATGGATAACCACGTTGCTCCTGGTCACTTACAGCATCATAGGACTGCTGGATGGCGTCTTCTAGACCCTCCAGAATCCGCTCTACGCTGCTTCGGGGGATGGTCACGGGGGATTCGTCAACTGAAGTCATTATAGGGCGTACAGGGCATCCTGCAGGGGGTGGGTGGACGGTTTTGAAGGTGTCTATTGAATTACTTTTGAATTTCAAAGATGGTATCTTGAATTATTCCCTGAGGGAGATAAACAGTTCCATTAGCAGTTTCAAAATGAAAGAATGGAGAGTCTGCAACTTTGAATACAACATCCCTAAGATAGTTGTATTGATTTTCAGTGTACTCTACATCAAGACTCTCAAACTGACCATATTTGGTGTGTGCTACAACTTTCATAAGTGTTTTAAATCTTCAATGGTAATTATATCAGACAGAAAGACTCACATCAATCTCCTTGATATTCAGACCACACAGTTGGTCATAAACACGCCTACAGATAATATCGGTTGCTTTCTTTGCTTTGGACTTCTCATACCAGACGGTGCGAAGTCCATCAAAGGTGGTGACTTGAATGCGATAGTTTTTCATCAATCAGTCCTCAGGGTAGAGTTTCCAACCATCAGGGCGGATGCCCATCTCTTCACAGCGAACCTCATAAACAATCCGCTTCAGCAAACGCAGAGGCATCTCCTGCTCAATCGTTTTCTGAATGGTGCGGCGGAGTTGTGCGTCCTGTATAGTGTCGGTGACCATCGTGGTTCCCTTGATTACCTTAGTATAATACCCCACCAGCAGGGCCGATGGGGTAAAGAGTGGACAGTTGTTAAACCGTCACTTGTTCATCTGTAGAGTGGGCACAGGCATACCACCTTCGGTAGGAACATAGATGGTTACGTTACCATTCTTGCTACCATCTTCCAGACCCGTGATATACAGATACTGAAGATACTCACGGTTATCTTTCAGGCTATTACCAATGATTTGGTTCGCCTTAGCAACACCTTGAGCGCGAATCACTTCAGCATCGGCAAGTTGTTGAGCACTATCTTTCTTTGCTTGTGCCTCAAGAACTGCAACCTGGCGAGTATATTCTGCCTTTTGCAGTTCTGCCTTACCTTGCAAAGATTGTGCCCATACATTATACAGAGGACCAACTACAGCGTTGATGATCATCAACGACAAAAGAAAAGATACACCGATGATACCAGCGTTACGAAGAGTGTGATCAGGTTTCATTTTTCAGCCTCAATAATTTGTTTAAGATCTTCATTCAAACGTTTATTATTGACGTAGTTAAGAATAATGTCTGCTACACAATAACCAAAGGCAAATGCAGCCATAATAGTAGTAATCATAACATTTTTAAGTTTTCACGACAGTAAACAAACCGATTCCATTCTTCGTCAGTAAAATTATCACTGGCGTATGGAATACCTACAACGTAGGCACAGAACTTATTGATTTCTTCCGATTGATTGGAAGATGCAATAAGTGCAGAAGTAAGGAGTTCAAGCATAATCAAACAGCAAGGGCACCAGAAGGAATTTCGACAACTTCAGGATATTTACTCCCAAACTCATTACGATTATAGCACACCCACTCATCATTGCGGAAGAGATAGGCGTACTCTTCACCAGTCTCCAAATAAGTCTTCACACTTACATCATAACGAGGAGGACAATCATCGCCACGCTGGGAGTAGTATTGGGGACCATATTCTTGTGCTTTGGTCTCACTATCCCAACGATCCTCAGTCCAGCAGCAGGACATATCACCACCATCAATCAGTTCAGCAGCGAGTTCCCTGCTGTTATAGTGCGTGGTGAGAATGCGACCCAACCATTCGGGATAACCATCCCAGTGGTGATAGGCAGACAGCACAGAACCATCAGAGAGTTCGATACCAATGCGAGAGCGAGTAGCCATCAGTGGTTTTTTTGATTACCTTGTTAGTATAGGGCATCCACCAAGGGATTCGACTGCCCATGTGCCAGTTCATCAACTGACTCTTGAGCGATGCGAATTGCGTCTGGATTCACATCCATCGTGATACAATTCCTACCCAGACCAAAAGCAGATATTGCGGTGGTTCCAGATCCACAGAAGGGGTCAAGCACCCATCCACCAGGGGGACAAGACGACTTTATGATACGTTCTAACAGTTTTAGTGGTTTTTGAGTGGGATATTTACGCTTATTCTGCTCACTTCTGCTGATAAAATATACATCATCCCACAAATTTTGTACTGGGACACCCTTGGACTCATGAGAATAGATTTTTTTGTAAATGTTGTTGCTGCCGTAGTGCAGTAGACCCTGCTGGTCCAGAATTTCAAGTTTTTCCCTTGTTATACGAAACCCATACTGGGGATTGTATCCTTTGTACTCATATCGGGCACAAGGGCGACTCTTTTCTCCAGTTACCTTTGCAAGCGCATAGTATCCAACCTCATCCTTATTTTTAAAGGAGTTTGCCTCGTAAACTGGATCCAAAGGTCCATATTCTACCTCAAAATATGGTTTTCCCTTTTGGAAAACAACAATACTATCTACAATATTACCCCAACCGTTCTTGATATTATTCTTTGGACCACATCGTTTCCAACTGATGTTTGTATAAAAACTGTTCCTCAGTTTATCGCTGACTTTTGAGAGAACCAATGCATTTCCAATGAAATTATTGTGGGAATACATCCACCCATCCTTATTCAGTTTCTCAAAGCATGAATCCAGAACAGAAGAATACCAGTCGATATAATCGTCAAATGAATCCCAATGATCACTAAATCCCTTTTCTTCGCCATTTTCCTCCTGCATGGTAAAATCTCTTTGCAATCCAAAGGGAGGATCAAGATATACCAAATCGAAAGTTTGATCGATGGTATTTAGTTGTTCTACAGGTTTCTGAAGAATTTGAATATCAGGCATTACGACCATACCAATAGAGCAATCCTAAGATTATAGCACCTGGAATAACAAAATACCAGTATTCAATAATTAACCAAACGACAAATAAAAACGCAACTAAAGCAATACTTCCGCCAGAACTAATTGCAGAACCGACAGAAGAATCTCTTACCTCATGGAGGTTGATAATTTGTTCAGCGCCATATATACGCTGAAACTGCTCCTTTGCACCATATGCAGTGTTAGATTGTACCTCCAGATCTTGATAACCAGAGGAAGAACCTAACCAACATTTTGCTCTCCAAGTCGCCATTTCAATTCACCTCAACGAGCGTACAGATAAGAACCTGCCCAATCAGCATGTTGCAGCAACCATTCACGCTGCTCAATCAGACGAAGATCGTAGCGAACACCCTTAGCAGGTGCTTTCCAAGATGCAGACTTATAAACCTCACCAGTCTTCTTATCTACAAAGGCATGAACAGAGCGAGAACCATTTGCATTCATAATGATTTTGTGATACTTGCGACCCGTCTCAGGGTAGAAGTCATAATCACAAGTGCCTTGACGCAATTTCTCAATCTGCTGTTTATGGTAGTCGTGATTATCAACGTTCAGATGATGTTGATGGGACCGAATACTGTAGTCAATAAAGTTCTGGCGGAGCGCCTCACAGAGGGCGTAGGTGTGCCCCAGAACGGCAGTAGCGATGTCCTTCCGCGCTTCAGCGGCGGCAGCATACTCAGCGAAGGTCGTGGTGCTCATCGGGTTTGTTGCTTATGAAAGTATTATAGGGGATCGAGCACCACCCAAAACTTTTAGTGTGCCACTTAAGGACGTGTCACATCTCCTTTTCCTTCAAGAGATCTTACCATAAGCTCAGTAAACCTTTCCATCTTTTCTGCAGAGACTGTTTGCGGAGCATAGGTAATTGCATCTTTAAGTGCAACAAGTTCGTCCCATTCTTCTTTAGTGAGTTCGGATGGACCAGATTTTGCTAGGGTCATAGTAGCCTCAGTAGATTGTGAGGATATGCTAACACTATTTAAACATGTTTTGCGGATCCTTAATTATGCTTTAAGAGTGTCTTAACATTACTTAATGAACTTATCAAGTGTATCAAGATCATCTTTCAGTTCCTTTTCTTTCTTCTGATCATGATAGAAACCCCACAATGCATTATGAACATCCATTAAATGATCAACCCAGAAACCTGCAGGGTAGATTCCTAGAGCATCTTGAAGACCACGATGACTGGTTCCTTCACTTTCTGCCTTACACATAATGTAGCAGATTGCCTGAACCATATCAAGTTTATCTTCTTCAGAAAGCATAAAGTACTTTCCTACTGCACGTTGTCTGGATTCTTCAAGATCTTTCTGAAGTTGCTTACAAGCATCAGAGTCCCACCACTCTTGAATTGATTTACCAAATTCATTAGGTTGTTGTTCAGTCATCTTTCCAAAATGTCCCAAAAAATCCAGAATCTCCTGGTTTACGTTCTTCTAATTTATCAATTAATTTATCAGCACTAATGAGATTATCAATTTGCATAACCATATCAGCAATATGTTTTGCAATAAAGGGTTTTTCTTGACGAGCAGCATATGCTAGAGCATTTCGTAAAGATGCCTCTGCTTCTTTTAAACTACTTTCTACAGATTCAGATAAAGCCATTAAAATTCACTCCTTCTTCTTGGTGGTTTAGGTTGATCATCCCATTTACAATAATCTGGAAGAGTTGCTTTTTGTTCTTCAAAATAAGCACATAACTGTGCTACATCTGGTGGATATTTCGGTCTGCTTGTCCAATCCCTAATTGTATCAAATCCGCAACTTAAATTAAATCCACAAAATAAAAGTTCAAACATCAACACTCATCCATTCCAAGAGGTTTCGTAACTTTACGAATCATCCAGGTTCCATCACCATTGTCTACCCAATAGACTTGATCACCTTCTTTCAGATCTGCCGCTTCCAGAAGATCATCGGGGAAAGATACAAAGTATTCAGTTTCATCGGTGTCTGCATCTTTGCATTCTTCAACTGGAAGAACCCATTTTTTTACTTTATCAATATCCCTTTGAGTAGAACTTGGTTGAACGTTTTTGTAGTACTCTTCTGGGTAGTAGTTTTCTTCCCAAAAACTATTCCAAGCTATTTTACATTCTGTAGATGTATCATCATTATCGCAAGATAATGGTTTATCTTTATTTGCAATCTGATACTCAAGATCACTATGACCCCATGGACGCATACCATCATCGACGCTTTCGTTCTTTACTGGACGATGACCACTCAACAGTTCCAGAAGTCCAGAAGCACGACTAATACAATCCTTATGATAATAATAATCTTCCCGAACTGCTTCACGAATCGCAGAATAGATTTCATGTGGTGAAGCATCACTATTCATCGCATCATGAACCCAATCTTGAAGTTTTTCAAGAGAATACTTTTTGTAGTCAAAATCATTCATGTTTTTGTCCATGTTGAATAGCGTACTCAAGATTCCTGATTATGATAGCAGATAACTGTTCTTCAGTCAAGGTGCTAAGAAAAGCATACTTGAGATCAGTCTCATCCCACTCAATATCAAAACTACCGTCTTCTTTTTGAGTGACTTTAAGTGAGTCTTTCATGATTCTTTAGGTTTGGGTTTGTTGCATTCATTGCAGTAGTATGAGAATCCTGTGCGAAAATACTTAACCACTTGGTAATTATCCTTATCAAGTGGTTTTTCTTCTTTACATCTACTACACTTCCTTTTTAAAGGATTTTCTAACTTTTTTAAGTTCTTTGAGTTCTTGTTTAATATTTTTATAGGCAGTTTCTGCATCGATTCTTCCACCCATTTCCATAGCACAGATAACATCTACCCTAGTCCCAAAGTGTGCGAGTGCTCTCTCAAAGGTATCGAGGTCTTCATACATCAAAGATTCTCCTCTTGCTCAGTAAGAATCACACAATCCGACTTTGGATAGCATACACAAGTCAGAATCCATCCTTCTTCCATTTGATCATCATCAAGGAAAGACTGCTCTTCATTATCAACTTCACCCTCAATCAATTTACCAGCACAAGCAGAACAGGCACCAGCACGACAGGATGAAGGAAGATCTACACCAGCATATTCCGCAGCATCTAGAATATACTGATCTTCAGGACACTGAATAGTTTGTTCAGTACCATCAGGAGAACGGAGAGTAATAGAGTAAGTCATTGTAATTTTTTAACGTCCTTTGGTAATTTATAAGGTTCAGATGCTAGGATATCAATTCTAGCCTCTAAACTGTTAGCAATTTCATACATTGAATTTGTAGTTTCAATGTTTTCCCTTTCAAGTTCTTCAACTCTTGCTTCAAGTTCTTTTAGTTTATTAAGAATTTCATTTATAGGAGTTTCTTCTTTAACTCCCCATTTCTTTTGAAACCAATGTGGATCGATCATAGTATTCCAATTTCTTTTAGGTAAGCATTATATCGCATAAAGGATTGAATCCGAATTGGAACTCCTAAACTTTCACAACATCTACAGTAAGATAAAAATTCATACCAAGGTGCTGTAGGATCAGTGTCACTCATAATTTAATCACCAAGTATCAGAATTAGAGAGATCCATCCACAAATTTTCACTAACTTGAACCATACCTATTTCATTAACATTATCATGATATTCCTGAACTTTAGAAATTTTGTTTTCCAAACCAATATTTTCAAGTTTATATTTTTCAATCGTTTGCATGGTTGCATCCGAATCATCATCTCCATCAATAATTCTATCCAATTCTTCCTTATCCACTAATGAGGAAAGAGTTTCCCAACTATTTCCAAGTCCATGTGCAAGAATTGGATTACAATTCAACTTATACATCAAATTAGTTACCATAGTCATCATATTCCTAGCATTTGGTTCATCTAATGTATATTCAAATGCTTCGGAAAATCCAAGACCACACTCCCCAGTTTTAATTACATCAATTTGATTACCATCATCATCATAATTATTCATGTAATTAATTTTCTGTTCACAAAGTTCTGGTTCATTTCTAAGTAACTCCCAACAAAACTCAAGAACATTGCAAAGTGCGTAATATTCAGTTGGAGTCAAAATAGGTTTAGTCATAATTTAGTTTACCCAATTAGGTTTTCGTTGCGGCATACGAAGATAATTAGATGCAACCCAAGGTTTGGATGCGATATACATCTTGTAAGCAGTAAAAGTATCAATGCTTTCGTCAAGTTTATACTCATCGGGCATAGCTCTTACAAATGGAGTTACTTCAGTTATCTTTCCTTTGGGAAACAAATAGTATGCTTGCAATAAAGTGTTGTAGCATGAATGAAACTTACCATATCTTAGATGATATTCATCACACAAATTCATGCCGTGTTTAATCAACCAATAGGCATTATGGATACTTTCCATTGCCCATTTGGTACAGGGATGATTACGAAACGCACCCTTTTCAGTTCTGTAGGGAGTGCTATCAGATTTATGAAGATCGCCATAACCATGACCCCATTTTTTAGACGCCACAATAGAAAGCATTTGACAGCATTCAAGCGGCATTTTAACGATGTGTTTATCAGGGAGACAGATAGCACTTTCGGCAGGAAATTGATTTGTAACGAATATGTTCATTGGTTACGATGGGCGAATGGATTGGTTATAGTTCCATGATGCGGTCAACATGCTAACATCAATTCCATATTGTTGCAAGTGGTAGATCAGTGCGTTAATGTCTTTTGGAAAACAATATCCACCATAACCAAGTTTTCCATCTGGACCAGGAACTGTGGTGTGAGAATTGCCAATTCTTTCATCCAAAGTTACACCAGTCTTAACAATATCATAATCTAAATTAAAGCATTTGCATGTTTGGTATAAGAGATTGAAATATGAAACCTTAACTGCAAGGAAACAATTTGCAAAATATTTGATTGTCTCAGATTCTTTTGGAGATACAAACAATGCCTCTACTTTGTTTTCTTTCCACTCAGTAATTACAGAATATAGAAACTCTTTAACCTCAAGAGACTCTTGATATCCACCACCAAAAATGTTTCGATCACACTTGAAAAAATCTTCGGAAGCATTATCAGCAGTTAAAAACTCTGGATAATGAATGATTTTCAAATCTGGTCTTTGCTGAATAATAGCATCTGTTGTTCCAATGGGAACTGTGGACTTTAGGATAAAGATTCCAGGATTGTGCATAGGAACTTCGTTGAAGAAGTCACACACATATGAAATATTACAGTCTCCATCATCCAACATTGGAGTTGGTAAACAAACAAAGATATAGTCTGATGATAGAACGTCTGAATAATTGTTTAGAGATTTTTCAGGAACAACATCATAAACACGAGTTTCTACTCGGTCTTTTAGATTTTGATATACTGCATTACCAACAAATCCGTTACCAATAATTCCTACAATTTTACTCATAACTTACCACCTACACTGCCTTCATAAGTTGTGGTTTCAGACCAACCTTCCTGCCGTCCTTTAAGATAAAAACGGGTTGCTGATATACATGACTCTTCAGTGAGAGATGTGATAAGTCCATTACCATCTTTATCGGTAGAATACCAAAGTCCATACTTTTTTTCATCAACGTAAAAAGCGTCATCAATTAGTTGTTTTTCCATTCGCTAAGTCAGGATGGGGAGCATACAAAGGACCTTGATAATTACCAGCAAATTTTACTTTTGTTTTTTCAACAACTTCTTGCATTTTTTTCAATGCTTCAACAGTTTCTGGTGATTCCTCCCAACTCCATTGATTGTTATTTTTGTCTGTAAAAGTACGTTCAGTCATTTCTTTAAATGTTTATACAGTTCAATAAAGTTTGCGTGACCCTTCCATAATATACCACCTATAATCAAAAAGTCAAGTAGCAACAAAACTCCGAGAAATAAAACAATTGGAGTAGTATTATTTTTGTTCATTTAGATACTCGACAAAAAGTTTTCCATCAAGATGATCAATTTCATGTTGTATTACTCTTGCGACCAATCCATCATATGTGTTGAAATGAGTTCTACCTTTTGTATCTCTAAATTTAACTGAAATTGATTCGGGTCTTTTTACTGTCTCAAAGGTATTGGGAACACTTAAACATCCCTCCTCCATACCAATCAAACTCTCACTTGAAAAGATAATTTCTGGATTGATTAGGATGATTGGCTCTTTATCTCCCTTATCAACAATAATAATTCTCTTATGAATTCCAACTTGAGGTGCTGCTAATCCAATACCATTATTTGCATACATCGTTTCTACTAAGGATGCACACAAAGTTCTAATGGTATCATCAATTTTATCAATCCTTTTGGACTTTCTTTTTAGTTTTTTGTCTCCGATTGTTAGGATAGGAAGGGTCATCTCTATGCTCCACTTTGTAATCTTTTACACCTTTTAACCTCGCAAAATACTTCTCATAGTGATCCACAGATGCGAAATAACATACATGTGTATTCTTATCTAATTTATACTGAAAACGAATCGGAAATGACTCGTATGGAAACGATTCTGTAACAGTCATGATTCTAGAGAGTAATGGTAAAGTTAGGATCGAAGTCTAGGTTCTCTTCAGTAGGATAATATCCTCTTGGATTGCAGACAACCCTAGTTGTGTTGATTTGATAGTCAAATGAATTATGGGTGTGCCCATGGGACCAGACCCGAATCTCAGGATGATCCCAGATGAGACCGTCAAGATCGCTGACGTAGGCACCGTTTGCGATTCCTGTACTTTTGAATTTTTCGTGAACGGACTGGTATGAGGGTCCATGGTGCGTCATGACCCAGATTTTCTGATTTTTGAATTGTTCTAATTGATCCAGAAGAAATTGCTTAGATTGTTTATGAAACCGTAGCGTATCATCAGGATTCATCTTCCGATACTTTGAAGTGATGCGAATAGTCTTGTAGTCATTCATGCACTGTGCTGCTTCCATCATTTCCAGAGCATTCTCATTCCGAAAATCTGTCCAGAAAGTAGATCCAATAAAAACCCAATCTTGAATCTTCACAACACTATTTTCCATCAGGTGAATACCCTTCGGAAAATGCTCCTTTAGAACATCCCAAGTGCCTTCATAGTTGTATCCGTATGCTTCGTGGTTTCCAGCGATATACAGAACATGGTCAAAATTTTGTACGCATTTGTTGAGAAAATCGGAATAAATCCGATTTAGTGCTCCATTCTTCTTAAAATGGCGAGCACATAAAATATCCCCGCCAAGAATCAGAACCTCACCATCTCCAAGATCAGGAACTCCATGCCCATGTTCACAGCACTCAAGATGCAGGTCAGATACAACTTTGACTTTCATGACGAAGAGATTCTAGATCCTCCAAACAGGGAACTTAGCAAAATTACAATGACCACATTCTTCCAAAATTCCAGAGACACACCAAACCAACTCAGCACAATACTGAGCAACCATGCCTCAAAGCAAACAATTGCTGCGCTAATAACAACAATGCCCAAACCATAACCAATAAGTTCTGCGGTACTAAAATTTTTAAGATTGAGACGAGACATGATGAGTATGTGATGATGTAATGATTATACAGAGTCTTTTTGTCTTTTTGCAAACTCCTGTTCCAGTTCCTTTGCTGTCCTCAATGCTCTACGCCACATGAGATACTTTACAATAGGATTTGCTGGATTATGAGCGATCCACCATTTAGTTTTTTCGTATTGAACTCTTGCAAGTTGAGTAAGCATATAAAATGCCCTCGCTATTGATTGATCTGTGATGATCAAATAAGCAATGCAAAAGAAAATGATGAACCAAACATAATAGGAAGTCATCGTCTTAAAGTACCTAGGTACTCTAGAATTTGATTTCGGACTTCCATCAGTTCATTGTAACACTTTTGATTGTGAGCACATTGACGAAGTTCATTATCTGGTTTATGAACGCTTTCGATAAACAAATCTAATCCACGATTCCATTTATCTCGTTTTGATTCTTCATCCATAGATTTAAATCTCAGATGTACTATTTAACCTGTTCATCATATAGGAGTTGATCTTGATGGTAAAGATACTTAATACAATACTGATAGTTTTCCCAATCAATGTAACTGAAATTTGATTTGCGATTCAATCCAAAGAGATCGATGCAAACCTTAGACGGATTGATAATTACAACATCATTAGTTGGAATTACTTCTGCCCGAACTGGAGCAGCGGAAGCAAGAACTATCGCCAGAATCAAAGATTTCATTTTTCAATCTTCCAGTGCTCATTTCCACTCTTTTGAATCCAAAAGCAGTAGTTACCATTCAAAGAAACCAAAAACAGTTTACCATCCTTCTCCTGTTCCACACGGCAAGCATGAAAGGATTCCATAATATTTACAAAGCGATTCTTTGCTTTAGAACTCAAAGGAGTCACATTTACAAACTTTGCTTTGGTCTTCATCAGATTTCCCATTTGATACTATTATAGGGTAAAGCACAGTCATTGAATAAAGACTGTGCCAGTTTGTGGAGTGGTCCTATGATTTTTGATATACTTTTCTGCCTGCTTAACTGTGGATACATCATCCAACTGCTGACCATTGTAGATGATTACAAATCTCTTTCCCCATGGGACAGCAGCATACCCATCATCAGTTACAAATCCCTTACTTTTAGTCATCGCTTCACCACCGAAATTGCAGGTTGACCTTGATTGAACACAGTATCGACCACTGCCTGAACCTTACGAGCAGTGGTGATTCCAACGTTGTTGAACACAGGAATGCAGACCAATCCAAAGGACTTAGTATAGTCCTGCAGAGCACCAGGAGCAATAGAACCGTTCCGAAGACCAGCAGCATCATCCTTGTGCAGGCGAATGACCCGCCCGATGGTTTGGGAGATGCCGATATAGTCCATGGAACGCATAAACAGCACTGCCTCAAGACCAGACACGTTGATACCTTCGCTCAGAATGCTGTGATGCAGCACCACAAACCGCTTGCTATCATCCTTGCCCCAGGCGCTCAGAGTGTCGAAAAACACCTCACGATTGACCTTACGACCGTCGATCACAGCACCAGTCTTGGAAGTGATGTACATCCAAGAGAAACCACGATCTTCCAGTTGCTTGCAGAAATCAGTCTGAGAAACCAGATTGACGATCTGTTTGGTTGCCTTGGCGCAGATCAGGATCTTACCGATATTCTGATCGTCGATGGTTTCCAGAAGATTCTCAGAGTCACGATCTGCGGGAACCTGACCCTTACCGACCATAGGAAGTTGCTTCACCACAACCTTAGGGGGAACAATAAAACCACCCTCAACCAGTTCAGGAGCAGGAACATTGCAGATCACCTGACCATAAACACGGGTATTGTTCATCCCAGGTTTAGAAATGGTGACGGAATGCTTGGGAGTCGCAGTGAAGAAATAGCAGCGGTCAGCAGCAGAAGCAAAGTGCTCCGTAGCAGGATAGAAGTGGCGCTGAACAGAATTATGTGCCTCGTCAAAGTAAATGGTATCAACGTGAATACCAGATGCTTGCACTCGCTGCAGAGAATTGTAGGTGGTAAAGATCAGTTGATGCTTGTAAGCACGACGAGACCAGTTATGAATCTCTGCAGGTTTGGTGGTGCTCTGGTGATGCGTCTCACCACTATGAACGTGCAGAACTGCAGCGTTAGTGATAAACTCCAGGAACTCAGAAGACAGTTGCTCAGCAAGCAGAATGCGAGGAGCAACCACTACAATGGTCTTAGGAGCATCGGATTGAAACTCACGAATTGCATCGAAGATCGCAACGTTGGTCTTACCACCACCAGTCGGGATAATAACCTGACCCTTCAGATACTTGGCGAGAGCATCCAGAGCACGTTGCTGATGGGGGCGAAGTTGAAACATCATCAATCAATTCAATACAGATATTATACAGCAAAAAAGGGGTCTAGGCGACCCCCCATGTGACACTACAAAAACTGGTCCATAGTCACTGGATCCTCTTTCAGAAAGAAATCGGAATATAACTTGATAAGTTTTTGATCATATTGTGCATGTACTAGCATCTTTCGGATATCAAAATCTGCCTTCTTTCGGATCCAATTTTCATTATCAAGAACTGGATATTTGCCTTGAATAAAAGAACCACATTTTCTCAAAGGAATTATATCAGATGGAATTTTAAAGATTAACGTTCTTAAGTTAGTCTGTAAAACATGATAAAAGATATCAATCTCATCCGATGTATGTTGCCTTTTATCACCACCACCGCCTTGAAATGAAAATGCAAATCTAGGACGCTTTAAAACAGATCCGTTCCGCTTCTCATACCCATAGTCTTTATGCATGGTGAACACAACTTTTTTAACTTGTGCTCTTAACCAATTATTATCTTCTTCATGAACAAGGAAATCGATTCCCTGATCAACACTAGGAATTGCAATATTGATTCCGTTATTCAGCAAATAAGATGCAACAACATTTTCACAGGAATTTCCTACAAAAACTGTTTGATTATAATCTCTTGAATTAAATTCAATCTCTTCCTCAGTTAATGGAGGCATTATAGGAGTAATTCTCTGTGCGTTTGGTGATCTCATTGTAAATTAGAAAAGTCTCATTAACCTTAGCAAAGGCATTATATCCATATTAATGGGTGTCCGTCAAGTATTCTTGATACAAGACGTTTTCCATCCACCGAGCATCAATTTCCCAGGGTTGATCTTTATACTCATCGTTGGTGTGATCTCTACCACGCCAAATACGCTTGGTTCTCCTCTCACGAAGATCACCTTTTACCCATTGATGAACATGCCACAACTCATGAAGAAGAGTCGTGATATAATCGTGAACTGATAGATTACTTTGAAGTTCGATAAAAAATTCACGAGGACGAGATGCAGATCCTTCGATGTTTGCCCAACCATCTACAAATTCTCGTCTGAGACCACGATGATTGATAACTAGATCGATTTTATGCCGAGGAAGATACTTCTCAATGAACCAATAAACAACATCTTCACAGCGATTCTTGCTGTAACCGTATCCAGAATGTTCAAGAAAAAGCATAATTAAGCACCACGTTGGTTAGACGAACCCCCCAGTTCATAAGCAGCATGAAACTGCCCACAAATACCAGTCTGTCGAGATTTGAGTAACTCATGCGCCTCTCAGGTCTCCAGACATTATAAAACCCCGCACAGGCGATCCTGGCGGGGTGTGGACGGTTTTTAAAGCGTCATATCAATATGTTGTAATTGACGTAATTCCAGCATTATCGACTCTTAAGAGGTACTTTGTACCATTTGGGGCAGTTAGAACTATACCTTTTCCTCCTCCAGAAGTTGTACCAATTCCAACCTGAATGTGTCCACCAACAGTTAGTTTTTCAATTGGAGTGTGAGTTCCAATACCAATATTGAATGAAGGATCTCCAGTAATCCAGTATTCTGAAGTACCTGTTGTATTAACACCAATTGCAAATTGTCTAGATGTTTCTGGAACAAAAGCATCAAAGAGGTATGATGTATTTGCAGCACCAATGAGAACCTTATCTGAAGCTTGTGAACTGATACCAACGCCATATCCAAGGAATGTATTGTGCTGACCACTAGAGATTCTTACAGCGGTTACAATACCAGCAATATTAACATTTCCACTTGGATCAATAGCAACCAATTCATTTCTAGATCCATCAAGAACTCTAAGTCTTCTATCACCAGATTGACCGACAATAAACTCTGGAATTTCTAATCCAAATTCTTCACTATAGAAATGTACTTCTCCCTTATCTCCAATTTCATCTCTTTCAATCTTCAATACAGCATCGGCAAATCCAGCAGCAAGATGTAAAGTAGCATTATTTGCATTGATACTTCTGATTGTCGCTATTCCAGTAATATCAGTATCCTGAAGTTTGGTGCTTCCAACAACAACTAATGCATCTCTTGGATTTGTGGTTCCGATACCAACATTAGAAAGAGTGTGAATACCAGATGTGCTAACTCTCCAAGGATTTGAAGAATCTACAGTAACAACACCAGATGAAATTGTTGATAGATCAATATTAGATCCAAAGTTTAAAGTAGTAACAACTCCTACCAATTCTCCATCATCTTGTACAATAATACCAGTTCCACTTGCAGTAACACCAGTTAATCCAGATCCATCACCAATGAAAGTATTTGCTCTAACTGTTCCATATACATGAACTTTATATTCTGGGTTAGTTACGCCAAAACCAACATTATAATCTGAATCACCATGAATCCAAATTCCATCATTGTTTCCGATTACAAGTTGATTATCTCCAGCAGGATCTGGTGGAGCTAAAATATAACCTTGAGGAACTGATACACTTGGATCTAATGCACCAATGATAACGTTTCCTTTCGCAGTAGAAGTTAAATCTCTACCTGCTAGATAACCAATTGCGATGTTTCCTCTACCTTCAAAAGAGACATCAGAAAGTGCTCTATGACCAATCGCAATGTTTGCTGTTCCAATTCCAGAACTTCTAATTGCAGAATTACCAATCGCAATGTTACCAAAACCAGTTGCTAGTTTATTAAGGGCGGAATTACCAATCGCAATATTTGCATTTCCATTTGTTGTTGCAGTTCCAGCATTTTTACCAAGAACTACATTCGTATCGAAGAAAGTTCCAACACCCCAACCAATTCTAGTCGTTCCTTGAAGAATGCTGGTGTTAAAACTAATTGTTCCGCCTGATCCGACAGAAAGTAAATTAGCAGTTAAAATTCCTACAGTAATTTCTGTAGCATCTACAACTGAGACATCAATATTTGGCGTTCCTGTTAAACCTTGAGCGGAGTTTGCTAAAATAGCGGTGGAAGCAATACCAACAACATTACCAGTTAAATTTCCACTGAATGTAGACGTAATAACTCCTGAAACACTAACATCACCAACTACAGTAAGAGTTGATGTTACGGTAGTTGTACCGATTCCAACAGATGATGTTGTGTGTATTCCAGTTGAGTTTGAATCCCAGTATGGTTGAACTCCACTAATTGTAGAAACTCCCCCAACTACTGGTGTTGCTGATAAGTTTGCTCCAAAGTTGATTGTAGCAGCAATTCCTAATGGAGTACCATTATTTCTAACTTCAATACCTGCACCAGTACCAACGATTCCTGTTAAACCAGATCCATCACCATAGAAGTTGGTTGCCGTAACAACTCCACTAACTTTTACATCACCACCAACTTGCAATTTAGATGTTGGATTTGTGGTTCCTATACCAACATTTACACTTGTATTGATTCCAGTGGTAGAATCTTTCCATTTACTACCAAGACCAGCAGGAATATCTGTTAGACCAATACCAGATCCATAAAAGGCAGTAGCTGTAACAACACCGACAACTAAATCTGGAGATCCTATTAAACCTCTAGCAGTCGATGCTACACCAACAACATCTCCAGTAAGATTACCAATTAAACCACTATTAGCAGTAACAATTCCAGATACATGTAAATCTTGTAATATTCCAACCTTCGTGAGGGATGAAAAAGTAACTCCGCTTCCAAGAGTTGTTGAATTCAATACCTCATTAGAACCAATTTTAATTGATTTTCCAGATTCTAATTTAATATTTTCACTTGACTTCCATGATGAACTTGCATCATCATAAATCCAAGTCTTATCTGTAGTACCATAAACAAAAATTCCTGCCTGATCTGCACTTGTATCATTTGGAGAAGCAGCAGATGCAATTCCAATAGTTTTACTTTCTACATTAAACTTATCAGAATTTACATAAGTATCTCCTTCAATTACTAAATTTCCCTTTATCTTAACAGATCCAGTATCATCTCCAACAGTAGCAGGATCAATGATAATTTCTGCAGGACCACTGATCGTGCTTGTATTAATTCCTATTCCGTTTGTAGATCCAGTAGAAAGTTGAGACGCTGTAATAATACCACTAGAAGATACATTTGTAATTATGGTTGTTGCAAATGTACTTACACCAGTAACATTAATATTATTAAAAGTTGCAATTCCAGAAACCTTTAAATCTGTTGCCCCAACTCCACCTTTTACTTCCAAAGCAAAAGAGGTCGGAGTCGTTCCAACACCGACCTTTCCTAAAGTTTCGTCTGCAACAATAAGATTAGAACCAACTTCTAATCCATTTTTAACAATGAAGTTCTTATTGGTAGACATTGGGTTTCACTCTCCACCCAGATTTTTTACTATTTATCAAGATTGTGCTTCTGCCCAGGTAATACGTGCAGAAACAATCATTGGAGAAGAACCTGTAATTTGAGATGTATCAATTGGTCTTACCGCAACGGTAAGAACATCAGGACCATCTGGGAAGGTTAAGTCCCCACCAAGAATTGAGTTACCAAGTAATGCGACTTCACCCAATTCAACTGAGGTATTATTCAATCCTCTCTTTCCACTAGTAGTGTTTAGAATACTACCACCAGCAGCTCTGAAAGAATATATAACCGTTCCTCCAGTATAAGTGTCTCCAACTTCATGCTTATAAATCTGACTCAAACTTGGATTTCCAATTCCACTAAATGCATCATTGGTTAATTGTGGATTGAGAACAAGAACTGCTTCACAGTCATGCGTTGCTAGAATTCCAGCAGACTTTAGATTAACTTGCATACGAGTAATAATATCTCTATATCCTAAGTTACCAATAATCCCATTATCTACAGAAGGCGCAAGACGAATCGATACCAGAGGAATATATGATCTCAAAGCAGCAGAAGTGCCAGAAGTAACGTTAAATGTTCTACTGCTACTCAAGTTTGATGCTTTTGAAGTTATAACGGTATAAACATTACTGTATTTGTTTGCAGTACTAGATTGATCAACCTCAATACCAACAATTTTTGTTCCTGCAGGATATTGTTGTGCAGCACTAGCGCCATCTATTGTTATTTCTTCACCAACAACAAGAGTACTTGCTTCACTTGCGCTAATAGCAGTAATAATTGTACTTCCAACAGAGACAGTTCCTACTGGTCTTGTTCCAGTACCATTATTTGCAATACCTCCGTTTGTGAATGGAAGGGTGTTTGAATCTGCAGTGAATAGATATGCCTTATCATCATCAAATCTACCATCCATGATCACAGAAGCACCCCAGTGGAAGAGTGATGGTGAGAATAGAGGATTATCAAAAGTTTCAACTTCATAGCGAGCAGGCATGTTACCAGATCTGAAATAAGATTCTGTTAACTTATTATTATGAATAAATTCATGAACATACTTAACTTCAGCATTTTGATCCTTAAATCCGAATCTTATTTTACCTGCACCATACCAAGAATAATCCATATAGGCCATTTGGATCTTATTAAGATCCAAATTATATCCAAATTTACCAGTTCCATCACATCTATCAATATTCCATTCTGATTGTGGAACTTCAATGTCCTTAACGATACTTGCTACTACATCCGTAGCAGAAGATCCTCTATATGCAGGTTGGACATGAATTTCATTATCAGATTGTACCTGAATGACTTTATAAGTTTGACCTCTGATTACTAGTCTGGATCCTGAAGTAAGTTGTCTGGTAAACTGAGTATCAGTTCCAGTAATAATATTAGACGTTTGATCTACAGTTAATTGTCCAGAAATTTGTTGAGTTGCTGTTCTTCTAACAGCATATAGAGTGGATCCATCATACTTATAGAAGAATCCATTTTGATCGTCAAACATACCAGCTTTGACTGTAGCATCTCCCCAATTTACAACATTAAATTGAGCGAATCCGTCTGGTGGGTCTGCTGGAGCAACTGATGAGAATGCAACTTTAAATTTAAAATCATCAACAATTTCACGAATATCGAAAAGTTGATTGTATTGAGATGCATAAGGACCTTCCGCACCAGAAATGCGAACCTGTTGACTTGATCCGACAGAATTTGGAGCAAGTCCATGCGGGAATTTGCAGTTTACAATTGCAACTGTAGATATCCCAATAGTTCCATCAACAGAAATTGTATCAATATCAAATGTTGGATTGAAATTAATTGCGATTGATAATTGAATTCCTTTACCAGATTGATATCTGAAATATTTTCTTGTTTGTCTAACAACTTGTGTATTTGGAACAAGTCCAGCAGATAGATTTACTCCACCATCAAATGGTCTATGTACAATACGACCATCAGAAATGGGGTATAATCTTGTTGGAACAAAATAATTTGCTGATCCAGAACCTGCGTTGTATCTTGGAATCTCTAAAATTCTCAATGCAGTGTTGCTATTAACTTTAACAATTCTAGATTCAAAGTAAGATCCTGGTCCAGTATTTCCTGCTGTAAGCGTATATACTCTAAACAGGTCACCAATAGAGAAGTCAGTTAAGAATTTGGTTGAAGTTCCAGTAATTAATGTTGATGTTGTACTAAATCCAATTGATCCAGGTCCAGTAATAAATCCTTTAACACTGTTTGATACAAATGAATGCGGTACACTTGATCCTGCTCCACTAAAGACAATCAATCCAGATTCGTCGTTATTCCTATCTAACGCAACGGTTTGTTCGGTAGCAAGTCCAATAAAGTTTCTGTCTAGAACTCTAACATAATAAGTAGATCCATTCGTTAGTCCACCAATAGTGGTTTGTGTTGTTGCATATGAAACTTGTGTCCCATCTGCATAGTTATGGCTTGTTAATCTAATCCAATTGCTGCTAATACCAACAATTTGACCATCACCACCTTGAATTGTCTTAACAACTTCTGGAATTTCTACATTAGATGATAGAGTAAATGATGTTCCAATTGAGTTACCAATTAGGTAAATATCGTCTGCAGCACCATCATTTGCTAATGTAAATCTATGAGTTCCAATTCCACCAGCATTTGAGAATGAAACAATTCCAGTAACTGAACTATTTTGAAGAGATGTAGCATTCGCAGCGATTGAAAAGTTATTGAATTGATTTTTATAGTTGTTTAGTGGGAATAAAACTCGGATTCTTGGTCTATTTGCCCATGTTCCCGAAGTCGCAGTAGAAATTCCAGTTACATAATGCAATCCATTAATTAGATTATTGTTATATAACGTATCATTTACTCCAGATACTTGAATCATTTTACCAACACTAATTCCATACCCAACTACGGCAGTATTAGCAACATAAATGTCCATAAAGTTTGAGTTTTTGGTATAACTGACTCCATAAACCTTAGTTTCACTTGATGTTTCAGAAAGTCTAAATTTAGTAGCAACGGTTGAAATTCCTGGTTGAATAACCATTGTACTATCATTTACCTTCACTCTATAAAGAGAGTTTCCTACTAAGTTACCAATTGTAGAAATTCCAACATCTGGTGAATACTGAACTAATTCATTGTTTCCATATCCAGCTCTGGGAGGATCTAAAATTTCAATGCTAGATGCATCTGGAATTGGATAAGTTGTTGTGAATGTATGAATACCATTGTAGATATTACCAGCATTAGTTTGAGTAAACGTAATATTAATTGGCGTATTGATAGCAGTATTTGTATTTAAGCAAAGATTATACCAGTTTGGATTATTGTTGATTTCTCTTACAAGATATCTGGTATTTGTGGTTATTCCTAGTTGGTTATAACCTACACCACCAGACGCTCTATACAGTAAGTATGATCCAGTTGTCCAAGAAACTGTTGAGAATCCTGCTTGAGGTGGAAGATAGAAACCATTTGCGATTGGACACAAATCAACAGCAGCAAAAATACAGATATTATTGGCTGCTGGTGTAAACGTTGAAGAAGATGAATTTATATTTGCCTGAGTTCCACCAGAAGTGGTACTTACTGTAATAACGGTATCACTTATAATTTGTCTTACATAATAATAAGTGTATGTTATGTGATTATTCGTAGTTTTAGCAACATTACTAAATGTTCCAGAAGAAATTGCGATTAACCTCTGGTTTACAGAGAATCCGTGTGGAGTTGAAAATGTAATCCTATCATTAGAAGCAATACTTGCTACTCGTTTTCCAACAAGAATTCTATGATTTCCATATAAAGTATTACCAGTACTTGTTGGAGTTACTGGAGTAGTGCTTCCCCAAGAATCAGAAAATCTGAGAGTGCTTGTAGTAACTCCAGAAACTGGGTCCGTTGCTGCCGTTGTTTGGAATACATAATATCCCCTAAATGAGGTAATTCCTCCAGGTAGCGTATTACCAATTGGAGTGTAGAAAACAATAGCATCATTCGCAACTACAGTTGTACCTGCAGCAACTCCAATTTGATCTGTCGATGTATATGTAATTACACCATTTGTCGTATTGACTGACGTTCCAGGAATATTAATTTCATGTCTACCGATCCAATCATCAATTACAATCGGTCTTTGAGCATAATAACGATTATCGTTAGTAGTGGTTGCTGAATTGATTAGTGAGTATTGTGTTGTTTGTGCAGTTCCAGTTGGAGAAGGCATCGTAGATGCTCCAACTCTAACATCCGTTGGACTGTTTATTTTAAAAAGTCTTGTTGCTCTAGATTTTTTAAGATATAATTTTGTATTATCTGGAAATCCGTGATTTGCTGGAAAAGTTACCGTTAAAGTTGAGGCAACTGCAGCATTGGTTGTGATGTCTAGAATATTAATTCCAGATCCAGTATAAAACGCTCCAGGATATACTAAACTATAGATTGTAGAAAGTTCTTTTTTAGAAGAAGATTTAAATCTGACCTTATAGTTAAAATCTCTATTTGTATTAACTTTAGTAACAACAAAAGTTCCTTCATAAGATGGATCTGTAAATCCTGTAGTTTCTACAACAGATCCTGCAACTAATCCATGATCTTCCGCAGTTACAACGTTAACTATATCTGAATTAGCATCCACACTTGCAGTTGCTACGACAACAGGATCGTTTGTTGTAGCAGCAAGTGAAAAACTGGTTGGAATATTATTGGTTAATTTTACAGTTTCCCACTTTGTTTGTTGAATCGAATATTCAAAGTCGGTATCAATTAGCGATTCTGGTTCACTAACTCTAAACTTACTTACGGGATCTAATAAACTATCTACAGGAGCAAAATTAACTTCCTCTCTTTCATAATAAATTTGAAGATCATCCGTTGAACTTAATGTT